CGCTTTTGCCGAGCTGAGTCAGCTTCTGAGGCATTTCCCCAACTTGCAACATTCGTCGTCGGGCCTGTTGTAGGAGAATAGAACCACTGGCCTTGTCCTCGATAAAGCACCCACGATGTCCCAGTCTCGCTCCACACTTCTCCGCATACTCTTCCAAATTTTGGTACACCACAGGCAACCATAATTCCAATGATCCTCCCTCAATCTGTAAATATTCATAATCAACAATCTTTAGCCATTTCTCATCACCAAGTTTTTCATAGGCCCAATAGATAACTGCGGTCCCATCATTATCCTTGCCAGTTTTGACAGCCGTATCCATTGTCGCAAAAACATAAAGACATCGTTTGGGGAATGGTTCCGGACCACCTTCTGTCAAAAGATTATTGAGGGAAAAGAATGATTCACCAGACCAATCAACAAATTCTGCTAGATATTCCTGGGCGTACACCAATGGATGATTATCTGTCTCGAGTCTGGCCAGTTCATCTTCGGGCAGGAAAGGGTTAGAATGGGAAGGAGCATGATACTCTTTGAAATTATATTCTTTGAGATTACAAATTCGCCAAAAGAAATTTTCTTCGTTAATTCCATTTGTGTTGCTGGCAACAATCGCTGCTCCTCTAAAATCCAGTAACGTGGGCTTAATAGCTTTTTCCCACACACTCGTCATATTCGGCTTAGTAAACGCAGCTTCATCTATTATCACCAAATGGTATCGTCTAGAACGACCCGCCTTTTCATCTTCCAATGTCCAAAGCTCAATACGTCCGCCAGTTGTTGTATGAATAATGCCAATGTTCCGGCTAGATGATTTAATAGCCTGATCCAAAGTAACTTCGTTTTCCGAGTAAGCTTCAGACGCATATCGATAGTTGGGGACGAACCATCCAACTTGAGCGCCTTTCGCAGCAAAGTCACAAGCGATAGTTTTCAAAAACGCTGTCTTTCCCCAACGTCTTCCACATCGGAGCGCGCGAAATCTAGCCTGAACATTAAAGGCTTCCTGCTGTCCCGCATGAAGTCTAGGTAGGCTGACTATTTTCTCAGAGCCAGCAAAATGATGTGCATGTACGTTCATTAGAAAACTGTCTTGGTTGCACTCAACATTTCATTGCTGTACACTTTATACATAGGGCACCTATGGGGGTGCTTCAAAAGGTCAACTGAATATGATATTATTTCTACTATTAATGTCCGCCATCATGGTATGTGTAGGAGCAGCCATGCTGGTCATCTACTTCGTCCTTAGAATTATCCAAGGGGCGTTGTGGGTTTTCATTAAAATACTGGAATGCTTTGTAAAGGTCCCGGCTCCTTTGCCAGAGGAACCGGGAAGTTTGCAGCAGCCCAGGGAGGCGGACTACTCCACAACGCTCGACTTGCACCCAGGAGAATGGAAGGTTATTAAATGACCCAAAGGAAAAAATTCAAAGTGCCTCGTGATTGTGCCGTGTGCGGTCGGACACTACGTCCGCCTAGTGAATACACGTTCACGGCCCACGAATTCAAGTGCTACAAAGCCCATAGAGACAAAATCCCTGCCGAACACATGGAAACCTTTAAAAAGACATTGGCATGGGAAATGCGGTCAGAGGCAGCGAAGCGTGGCGTTGAAACAAGACGTCAACAAGGAGGCAAAAGAGCACCAAGGAAACGCATCCCGGTTTAACCGGAAACTAAGACCCGCTTCCGTTTGTGGACTTTGGCTTAGGAATAGAATTGGCAGCTCCGGGCATGATGACGTTAGTCCCAGGCAAGTCAGGCAAGCCACCCTCTATACGGATGGTAATGCCAGCGTTAACGTCTTGGGAAACTTGCGCCAGACGCGGGTGTTCATATACTGCTTCTGCCTTCGCAGCTTCCATGCGAACCGACAGCGGGACACGTCTATCGTTTCTAATAGCACGCAGGAAATCCTTGGAGGTGAGCTCAGGATTATCGTATTCGTGTGCTGGCTCAAGGATTTCGCCTTGGAGGGGTTTTTCTGACATAAGACATGAAAAAGCCCGAATAAGGGCGAGTTTAACTCAAGCCCTCATTTTGGGCCTGAATTATGCAATCCGTGGCAAAAGGCTCTGCGGACGCCGGAAGTATCCTTTACCACACTATAGTGTAGCGATGCAAGGACAAAATTAAATGACATATATCCCCATACTCATATGCTCAATAATGAGTGGAATTATTGGCTTCATCATTGGGTTTACTGTTTCCCATATGCGGATAACAGGGAGGGAAAAGGTAACACCGGACATGATGCCGGAGCAAACGCCAATGGACCCGCCTAAATGGACAAGGCATAGGGTCCTCGAAGAAATATCACCCTTTGCTCCCAAGGTGCGTCAGCCGGAAGTAAAGATTCCCGCTCGGAAGCCAATCGCGCCGCCCCGGCCAAAGCAAACTGAATGGCCTAAGCCAGAACCGAAGCCAGAACCAAAGCCAGAACCAAAGCCAGAACCCAAATATTCATCTAAGCCAAGACTTGAGCCTGATGAACCAAAGCTACCTCCTGTAGATTGGGGAAATAGCAAATGAGTAACGAAAAAGAATTCTCAGTGTGCATATTCTATTCAGACGGTGCATATGATTATGTGCGCCGCTACGTCAGTGCTGAAGAAGCAGTCAAAGTCGCAAAGTCTTATACTGAACGCCCTGCCGCTCTCATAGGGATCATTAACCGGGTGATCATTACCGACGGCGGCGACTTCACGAATTTTGAATGGATATTCGACAAAGGGGTGACATACCCTGAGAAGGAGGAGCTAAATGACGCAACAAAAACCTCATAGGTATACGTTTAAATCACGCCACGATTACAAAGAAGGAATTAGTGCGTGGATAAGGCACTGGAAACAGTGGCGAGCTGAACGGAAAAGAACCAAACGAAAGAAGGAGGGAAAAGCAACAACATGATATTCCGTGCTGTGAAATGTGCGTGCGGACATCGTGCATGTCAAGATTGGCATGTCAGTTTCGTGGCTAGTGTCCAGGGAGTCCGCTTCACCCAGGAACAAGCCGAACTAGTGGCTATGCTACTAACCATGATGGAAAAGGACAAGGACAATGCTGAAAGCTCAACTTGAACAGTTTCTAGAACTCCTTAGCTCACTCGTCAACGAAAGTGGGCCTTGGCAAGAAAAGAAAGAGGCATTGCTCGAAGTGGCCTCCGACGACGATAGGTCTGTCATCGAGGAATTTGTGGGATGGTTCGGGGACGATGTAGCCGAATCGGCTAAACCGGATAAAGATACAACAGAAGACGCATGAGTTCATCATTTCCTTACTTCACTATAGCCAAGGACCTTGGTGTTTCATACGCTGAGGTCCTGGCAATTGTTGACTTTATAGAAAAATACGGGTGTTACGACCCGATGTTCGGCAGGGAAGTATACTGCCACGTGGAAAACGCTGTTTTGATGGAATACGGACGGAGGAAGATAGTACATGACTCTTCATTGGATTAATGGCATGCTCGAATTTGAATGCGACAACTGCCATGAAACACTGGACACGGCTACCGATTACTTTCAACAAGCCGTGGGAGTGCTACGAAGAGAAGGCTGGACGGCTTTGCCTCCACTTAGCGAAAATCATGATTGGACACATCGCTGCCCCGCCTGTCGGTTCCCAAGGGAGGCTGCATGACCATATTCAAAGTTCAATACATGAAGGCTCCAGGAGTGCCTCATGTCTACTGCCAGTTGTTCGTGACTAACGAACCAGGAACAACATGGCAACTCAGTGGGAACTTCACTTTACGCACGGTAGAGTTCAATAATCTAAAGGCTGAACTAAATAGCCGCTTGTTCCAGTTCCAAGATGTCACGCCAAAGGTAGAGAAGGAGGAACCATGACCGAACATTCACTACGCACAGAGTTACCCCCACTTCCACCAAAGATGAAGAACTTACCACTAGACTCCAGGGGGTTCCCAATTCCTTGGTTTGTCCAGGTTCTACCGGATGGTACGAGAGACTTTCGAATTGCTGATTATCAAAAGCGTGCTATCGCGGTTAAGAAGAAACTGTGTTGGGTCTGTGGGGGAAGACTAGGCAAGTTCATGTCATTCGTCATTGGTCCAATGTGTACGGTAACTCGCACAACGAGTGAACCTCCATGCCACTTAGAATGTGCGATCTTCTCTGCGACCGCGTGCCCGTTTCTTTCGAAACCAAGAATGAAACGAAACTACCAGGGCCTAGATGATATAGGAGCAATAGATCCTCCTGGCTTGATGATAGAACGCAATCCAGGCGCAACAGCCGTGTGGACTACCATGTCCTACAAAACATTCAATTCTGGTGACGGCGGATGGCTCATCAAAATTGGCGACCCGAAAAGCATTCAATGGTTTAGTCAAGGACGCGCGGCTAACCGGGATGAGGTTAGGGAATCGATTGATAGTGGGTATCCCATTCTGTTAAAGGAAGCAGAAAAGAATGGTCGGAACGCGGTCATACTTTTAGCGAAATGCATGATCAGTGTAGAAGCGTTACTCCCAGTATAGCGTTCGCGTGCGTACTGTGCTATACTAATGTATGAGATACTATTGAGTAAGGCAACCAAAGGAGAATGGACCAATGCTCAATAATCCAGACTGGGACCAACCGTCACTTACAGGGTTCAAGGAGTGGTTGATGAAACAACCGCAGGACAAAATCTTTTGTTATGACGACAACACTATCTGCGCCGTAGCTAAATATCTCTCATCTATCGATATGGACTGGCGTTCATCAAACGGGAAAGCAGACCAACTCAACCGTTATGCGTATAAAGCGTTTATGAGGTCGACCAATGAAGGTCGACCAGTGACCTTTGGTGACGTGTTAGCCATGATTGGGGACGATGTAGTCTTGGCCACCTAACCGGAAGGAAGAGGGGCGCGTGATGTTCGATTTGAAAAGACCATGCATCACGTGCCCTCTGTGATATACTGAGTAAGGCAACCAAAGGAGACTAAACCAATGCTTCATAATCCAGCCTGGGACAAGCCCTCTCTCGAAGGGTTCAAGGCATGGTTGGAAAAGCAACCGAAAGAAAAGGTCTTTGAATACAGTGACAGTCGTATCTGTGCCGTGGGTCAGTATTTCCAATCTCTCGGATTGAGTTGGGGTTCCCCTGGCAGTCTGACCACTTACTTGAACAGCTATGCATCTTTGGCGTCGCTCAAAGCAGCCAGCCTAAGACGACCAGTGACGTTCGGTGATGTATTAGCTGAAATAGAGGCTAAAGCACCCAAGACTTAACCGGAGGGATGAAAAGGGGCACGTGATGTTTGACTTGAAAAGACCTTGCATCACGTGCCCTTTCCGCAAGGGCCAAGGCCATCTATTTCAGTTAACCGAAGAACGATTAACTGAAATAAGGAACGCAACAGCGTTCCAGTGCCACAAGACTGTGGACTACGACCACTTTAACGACCAAAGAAAAAGACAAGGTGATCATCCGCAACAATGCGCCGGACTGATGGCTGTGTTGATCCGAGAGGGAAAAGCCAACGCCATCATGCGGGTCGCGGGCCTGTTCGGCGTAAGCCTAACCGGGATAGATAAAGACGGGGAGGCATACGCCTCATGGGCCGATGTATTGGAGGCACACAAATGAATTCCTGGCTAGACCAGGATAACAGGGGATCTAGGGAGTATTCTGGGCATTGAAGGTTCCCATGGAACTTGGTTCATGCAATGGTCCCCGCATGGACCAAGCCATGAGGAGGTTAAGGGGGAGGGAATCGGGGGATCAAGGGGGAGGGGCCTTGGTTTACGAAGAGGTTTCCCGGTCTCTCAATCAAAAAGAGATCAGAGTCTCATCACCTGGGTGATGACCAACTTCTCGCGACAGAGAATTTAACTGTGTTTTCGGGTTCCTGGACCGGGCACCGTTGTATACGGATATGCATAACGGGTGCATATAAACGCGCTGCAACCGCTATATACGGATGTGCATAACGGGGGCACAAAAAAGCGCGGCCAACGTGGCCGCGCCCTTAGGTTGCAAGCGTTTACGCGGTAGGTGCCGCTTGCGCCTGCGCCCATGTGTTGCCGTTTATGGTAACAAACGGCCCCCATGTGTACAGCCAAGCCAAATGGCCTAGCACGTTTGCCTTGGTAAAACCTACGGTTGCGCCAAGGGTAATTGCCGCCTGCACCGTGGCCGGGCCTTTGGCAAGCACGGCCGTGTAAAACGTATGGCCCGCCTTGCCAGCGTGCCATGGGTTTGTGCTGCCCTGCACAAGCGCAAGGGTGGCAGTAGGGGCAAAGCCCGCCTTAAGGGCGGCACGCCATGCCTGTATGTGCGCCCCCTTAACGCTTTTGCCAACCGGGGCAATAACCGGGCTTAGGGGCAGTGTGGGCGCAGGTGTTGCGGGCGCAACGGGTGTTGCGGGCTTTTGGGCTTTGTTAGCTTTTGCCATTTTGGTGCCTTTTTGGGTTGGCCAGCCGCCCATGCGGCCGGTGCACCATTACTAGCATTTACCATTGTAAAGGCACAACGTTAATAACGCATGGCTGCTATGCGCATAGCGCATATCCGCTCGGCCATGGCGCAGTCGCTCGGGCGCGCGGCCGACCAGGCGCAGATGCAGAAATGACACTGATGCAGATGGGACACACTGATGCAGACGGGACACACTGATGCAGACGGGACACACTGATGCAGACGGGA